CCAGCGCCTCGGCAGCCCGGACTAGCCTCGGACTGGTTATTGGCACGGACGTACCAGCCCCGACCGGGGGCGGCGCCAGCGGCACTTGGGATATCTCGATCACGGGCAACGCCGCGACTGCTACGACTGCCACGACTGCCACAACTGCCACGACTGCCACGACGGCGGGTAACGTCACGGGCACGGTCGCTATCGCCAACGGAGGCACCGGCCTGACTGACGGCAGCAACCTGCTGCCGCCCGGCATCGTGAGCGCGTTCGCGCGGGGGTTTTTGGGTGCGCCACCCGGCTGGCTCAAGGCCAACGGCGCTGCAGTCTCGCGCACGACCTACGCGACCCTGTACGCAGCCATCGGGATCACGTTCGGCACGGGCGACGGGTACACCACGTTCAACTTGCCCGACCTTCGCGGCGAGTTCATCCGGGGCTGGGATGACGGGCGCGGTGTGGATGCTGGTCGGGTGTTTGGGTCGGCGCAGTCCCAGGCGATACAGAGTCACTCACACAACATCCTCACTGGCGCAAACATCGCGGGCGGGGACCGCTTGGCAATTTCCAACTCCGCCTTTGCCAGTATCGAAACGGGAGCAACGGGAGGCGCAGAAACCCGCCCTCGCAACATCGCGCTGCTGTACTGCATCAAGTTCTAAGGATCAATCATGCCAACCGTTTCACAACTCGACAACAATGGCTATTTTGTGGGCGTGGTGGAGGCCGACGAGTCTCCATTAGAGCCGGGCGAGTTCCTGATCCCTGGCGGCTGCGTTGACGCGCCTGCTCCAACGATCCCAAGCGGCCAGCGCGCCCGGTGGGCTGACGGCTGGGTGTTTGAGGACATCCCCGCGCCCGAGCCTGAGCCAGTGCCCGAGCCGCCAGCTCCTGTGTCCACCGAAGCCCTGCGCCGCGCAGCCTACCAAGCCGAAGCCGACCCGCTGTTCTTCAAGTCTCAGCGAGGCGAAGCAACGACCGAAGAGTGGCTTGCCAAGGTCGCAGAGATCAAGGCCCGGTACCCATGATCGCCGCCCTCATCCCGGCGCTGGCGCCGATTCTTGGCCAGTTCATAAAGTCCAAGTTCCCTGACCCTGCGGAGGCTGCGAAGGCCGAAGCGGAGCTCACGGCGCAACTGTGGCAAAACGCGCACCAGCTCAACGCTGCCGCCGCGGACATCATCAAGACCGAAGCTCAGAGCGACCATTGGCTTGCGGCCATCTGGCGCCCGTTGGTGATGCTGACTTTCACCGGCCTGATCGTGGCTCGGTGGTTTGGATGGGCAGCGCCCAACCTGTCAGAAGCCGAGTACCTCAAGCTCTGGTCGATCGTGGAGTTCGGCATGGGAGGGTACCTAGTGGGGAGAAGCGCTGAAAAAATTAGTGGTCCGATCGCGGCGGCGTTCAAGAAATGATCCCCCTCACCGCAGAGCAAGTCATGCTGGCCACAGGCTCCAACCGCCTGAACGCGGAGGTGTTCCTGCCGTTCTTGCAAGGCACCTGCAAAGCCTACGACATCACGAGCGCCAAGCGGATCGCAGCTTTCCTGAGCCAGATCGGGCATGAGTCTGCAGGCCTTGCGCGCCTTGAAGAGAACCTGAACTACTCCGCGCAGGGGCTGGCCAATACGTGGCCTACTCGGTTCGCTGTGAGTAACATGGCGAGGGAGTATCTGAAGGACGCCAAGGGCAACAACCTGCCTACGGATCGCGCCAAGCTATTTGCGCGCAAGCCTGAGATGATCGCCAACTCCGTGTACTCCAACCGCATGGGCAATGGCTCCGAAGAGTCGGGTGAGGGCTGGGCCTTCCGCGGGCGCGGGCTCAAGCAGCTAACGGGTAAAGACAACTACCGTGCATGCGGCGTAGCGATCGGCGAAGACTTCCTCAAAGAGCCTGACCGGCTGCTGCTGCCTGTGAATGCCGCGCTGTCTGCTGGGTGGTTCTGGTCGGTGAACAAGCTCAATGCGCTGGCCGATGCCGGAGACGTTGCAGGGCTGACTCGGCGTATCAATGGCGGTACCATTGGGCTGAAGGAGCGCACAGCGCTCTACGATCGGGCGCTGCCCGTGTTTGCATAGGAGCCGTCGTGCCACTGCTCAAGATACAGATCAAACCCGGTATTGTTCGGGATGTGACCGCCACCGCGGCCAAGGGCCTATGGTACGCCTGCGACAAGATTCGGTTCCGCTCCGGCTCGCCTGAGAAGATCGGCGGCTGGACTCTGGACACTGGCACCCCCTCCGCTACGCTGGCGCCCCCGGCTGGTGCGTACTGGGGCGTGGCCCGGTCTTTGTTCACATGGCAGACCTTACGTGGCGACCGGCTGCTGGGCATGGGCACCAACCTGAAGTACTACGTACAGAACGGCCCGAACAGCCAGCTGCAGGACGTGACCCCCCTGCGCGCAACCACAACTGTGGGTAGCGGTGCATTCACAACTACCAACGGCTCCACCACGGTGCTGGTCAATGCCACGGCGCACGGCGCAGTCGACGGCGACTTCGTGACTATCTCTGGCGTGGCCGGCCCGGTCAACGGGGTACCTGCCGCGAGTTTGAACCGTGAGTTCCGTCTTACCTACGTCACCTCGGACACGTTCACAATCGCGGTCGACACGCCGGCCACGTCCTCCAGCACCACGGGGGCTGCGACGTTTGCGTATCAGATCAACACCGGCTCCGAGATTTTCTCGTATGCCTTCGGCTGGGGCACGGGTGCGTGGGGCGCCGGCGGTTGGGGTGCTGCCTCCACTGGGGCTGGAGTGGGTGTTGACCTGCGGGTGTGGAGTCAGGCGAACTACGGCGACTACTTGCTGCTCAACCCGCGCGGGGGCCCGCTGTATCTGTGGGTGCCCAATGCCAACCCGTCGGTGTTCGACCGAGCGGAGCCGCTCTCTTCCACGTCCACAGGCGTGTTCGAGACGGATGCCGAGTGCCCCACGGTGTGCAATCAGGTGATGGTGTCCGATGCTTCGCGCTTCGTGATCGCCTTCGGCGTGGACGACTACGGCTCCTCCGTGCAAGACCCCCTGCTGGTGCGTTGGTCAGACCAAGAAGACTACGCCATGTGGGCCCCGGCTATCACGAACCAAGCAGGCAGCTACCGCTTAAGTCAGGGCTCGGAGATCGTAGGTGCGCATCAAGCACGTCAGGAGATTCTGGTCTTCACCGATGTAGCCGTCTACGCCATGCAGTATCTAGGCCCGCCGTACGTGTGGGGCTTCCAGATCATGGGCAGCAGCATCTCGGTGGCCTCGCAGAACGCCATCATGACGGCCAACAACACCGTGTTCTGGATGGGCTACGACAAGTTCTACTCGTACAACGGTCGGGTCGATACGCTGGACTGCACAATCTGGCGCGAGGTGTTCGGCAACATCAACCTTGACCAGCAGGCCCAGTTCTTCGCCGGCCTGAACGAGGGCTTCAGCGAGGTGTGGTGGTTCTACTGCTCGGCAAATTCAAACACGGTCGACCGGTACGTGGTGTTCGACTACGCGGAGAATCTCTGGCACTACGGCACCATGGAGCGTACGGCGTGGGTGGACACCCCGCTGCGGCAAACCCCGATCGCTGCCGGATACAACGGGCAGCTGATCTACCACGAAGTCGGCGTAGATGACGGCACGACCAACCCACCGAGCCCGATCAACTCCTACATCCAGTCCGCAGACGTGGACCTCGGGGACGGCGACCGATACGCGTTCGTGGACAAAATCGTGCCGGACATCTCGTTCGACGGCTCCACGGTCAACAACCCGAAGGTGACTTTTGCGATGCGCCCTCGGTACAACCCCGGCGCCAACTACGACGCAACGGATACTCCAGATGTGGTCAGCGAGCAGAACTACGTGGCCGAGCGCCAGTACGAGGTGCAGCAGTTCACCCAGCTGATCTACGTGCGGGCCCGGGGCCGGCAGATGGCGTTGCGGGTGAGCTCGAACACGGTGGGAGTTGCGTGGCAGTTTGGCGTTCCTCGGATCAATGTGCGCCCCTCGGGACGTAGGTAACGCATGGCCACCGCACTCAACGTATTCGCAGCACCCCCGCGGCTCCCCGACGCCCCGAGTCAGTACGACCTGCGGTATCACGACCAGCACAGCAGTGTGCTGCGTCTGTACTTCAACCAGATCAATGCGGCCATAGCGGTGGCGCTGGGCCCGGTGCGCGGTCCGTTTGACTACATCGACTTCAACACTACCAACACGGCGTACGTACCCCAGACTGCGCGGCTCGGCTGGAACGCCACCGACCAGACGCTGGACGTCGGCATGGACTACGGCGTGGTCCACCAGATTGGCCAAGAGACCTATGCCCGGGTGCAGAACAACACCGGAGTGACTATCGTCAACGGGGCCGTGGTGGGCTTCGCCGGCGTGGGCCCGGACAACACGCTGCGGGTGGCGCCGTATTTGGCGAACGGAACCCAGCCGTCTCTCTACGCGCTTGGGGTAATGACCCACGATCTGCCGGACAGCGGCGAGAAGGGCTACTGCACAGTCTGGGGGTCGGTCCGCGGGCTTGATACTACGGGCACCTCGCTGGGGGAGACGTGGGCAGTTGGAGACATCCTCTACGCCAACCCGACAGTAGCTGGCGCCTTCACGAATATCAAGCCGACCGCACCGAACAACGTCATACCGATGGCTGCTGTGCTGGACGTGGACGCTACCGAGGGTGTGGTGTTTGTGCGCCCGACGATCACGCAGATGCAGTACTACGGCGTGTTCACCAAGCTGAACAGCCAGTCGCCCGTTGCCACCAATACCGAGTACTTACTTGCACTGACCAATACGCAGATCAGCAACGGGGTGATCCTCGGTACGCCGGCTTCGCGCGTGGTGGTGCCACAGTCTGGGCTGTATCAGTTCGACGCAGATGTGCAGCTCACCAGCAACAACTCCTCGGCCAAGATTGTGTGGGTGTGGTTCAAGAAAAACGGCACAGCCATCGCCAATTCCGCGCGGATCGTCACAGTCGACGTCAATGGTGGGTATATCCCATTGGGGTTGCGGGAGACTGTCTCTATGCTCGCTGGGGACTACGTAGAACTGGCGTTCGCGTCCGACAGTACCGCTGTCACGGTTAGTAGCGTAGCGGCCACTGCGTTTGCCCCGGCGGCGCCGGCGATCTTACTTAACGTAACCCAAGTCCAGCAGTAGCCGAATACCTACGATTGAAGGATAATGCCGCCATGAGCCTGCACCAAATTGCCCAAGATGTCCAGTCCCGCGGCCGTGGTGAGGACTCAGTACTGATCCACATGACCCCGAAAGAGGTCCAAGGACTGCAGGCGCTCGCTATGGCAGGCGGCGGCTCCCTCACGATCAACCCCGATACCGGCCTGCCTGAAGCCGGCTTTTTGTCGTCGCTCCTGCCCACCTTGATCGGCGCCGGTCTCTCCATCGCCTCTGGCGGAACGATCAACCCGCTGATGGCTGCAGGTCTGGTCGGCGGCGGCACGGCCCTTGCTACGGGTAACCTACAGAAAGGCCTGATGGCAGGTCTGGGCGCCTACGGTGGTGCGGGGTTGGGGGCGGGTCTAGCAGGTGCCGGTGCTGCGTCAATTGCCCCGGGAGCCGCGGTCACGGATGTCGCAGCCCTACAGGCGCCTTCGTACGCCCTGCAAGCTCCAGTCGGCGGGCTTACCCCTACCGCGGCTGCGTCCCCTTACAGCATTGCCCCACAATCCATGTACGATATAGCGGCACCCGGGGTGTCGTTGGGAACGAAACCGAGCGTCGCGCTGGGGGAGTTTGTTAGCCCGCAAACCGTTACGCAGATGCCGACCGCCACCAAAGAATTGTTTCAACCTACGGCGTACGGAAACTTACCCTTTACGGAGCGCGTGAGTTCTGGCTTCAAAGCTCTGGGCACCGAGGCGGGGCGTGACGCGGCTTTGCAGGGTATGGGCGGCGGGAAGAAGGCCTTGCAGTACGGGCTCGCCGCGCTGGCGCCTTCGGCGATGGGCATGCAGTCTGAGTACCGGAAGCCTGAAGAAGAAGCACCGTACCTGTACCAGTTCAACCGCGAGCAGCAGACCCCCACCCGGCAGGGACCGTACACCAGCGCGCAGCAATACTTCACCGCACCGACGTTGACCCGCATCCCGGGCTACGCAGAGGGCGGCATGACCGGTGCGTCCAAAGAGGCGTTCGATTACCTAATGGGGCGCTCGGACGTATCTCCAGCTCGGGCGGCTGCACAAACGCGTATGGCAAGTATGCCTGCGCAAGCTCCCATTGCTCCTGCTGCCGCTACTACTGCCGTGCAAGGCGACGAGGCGCCAATGTTCAACTTCGACCCCCGCACCGGTGGGCTGGTGCAGATTGCGCGGCCTGAACCGACACCCGTTTTGGATGCCGACCGGAGTCCGTACTACTATGAGGGCTACGCCAAAGGCGGTATGGCCAAGGGTGGGTTTGTGGTGCCTGCTGATGTCGTGAGCATGCTGGGTGATGGCAGCACCGACGCGGGTATCCGCGCGCTTCAGACCAAATACGGCCCCGCGGTCAAGGCGATCAAAGGCCCGGGCACTGGCCAGTCGGACTCCATCCAGACCACGATCGAAGGCAAGCAGCCGGCCCTCGTGGCCGACGGTGAGGTATATATCCCCCCTGCGGTGATCTCCAAGCATGG